CGCTTGTGAAATATGGAAAGCGTAAAGTAGCTGCGTCTCTGTAAATCCTGAACTTCTTACAAGTTTGCTCAGAGAGTCCTCTTCTTCTAAGGGCTTCAGGTTCTCCTCTAAATGTGACATTCGTCATCGTCCGTGGTGATTGTGATTTAAGATTTATACCCTCTGCGGGTGTGTATTTGTGACATGAAAAACAGAACTTGTGACCATCAGAGTAAACTGAATTAGCATCTGATGAGCCACAATAATCACATGGTTCATGTGTCACAAATTCTGAGTCATCCATTATGTTAACCAATCTATTGGTAATGAGTGGTAAGCACACCAAGGGATGTCATGTTTATCACACCACTTAGCGTACGTTGTTTTAGAACCTTTAGAAATTTTATTGTAAGGTGCTTGAAACACCATCCTTAAGTCTAAGTCTGGATTATCTCGCTTAACAGCAGCGATCTTACGCCTGTCTTCTGGAGACCAGTATCCTTTTGTTTCAAGGTATACATAGTTTGGCAATACAAAATCAGGGTGGTAATTATGCTGAATGGTATAAGGAACCTTGCAAGATTCGTACTCATATGTAACTCCGAGATTAGTAAGTAAGTTTGCTACTTGCTCTTCTAGCTTAGACTTGAATTTAACATTTTTATTCTTATTTTCTTTTAATTGATTATAGGCTCGCTGTGCCCATTCAATAGGGTCTTCCTCAGAAGTCCTCTTCTGTTTCTTCTTCGGCATTTTCTGCAGGTGGTTCACCAGCTTTAAAGCCATTCGTCTTACCGAATAGATCTGCTACTTCGTCCTCACCCAGCTCTCCAGTATCGACACCAGCCCCATCAGATTTAACTGACACAACTTGTACGCCAACCAGCTTAAGAGAGCTGCCATAGGTAATCCCGTCCCGTAGAATATAAGGTTTTTGGAAGAAACCCAATTTAACAGTAGATCCTCCATAAAGCGGTGTTTTAGTATTTGTAACGGGTGTTCCCTCTGTGTCTACCACAGGTGGTCTCTTATCCTCACCCCAAGAGAATTTTAATTTATATTTTCCATCCGAAACTTCTTCCCATGGTGTAGGTTTTAGGGTAGCTCTTTTCGGATTCTTGAGCTTAGACTCAGCCCATTTAAGAACTTCAGCCCTCTCAGTTTCTAGCTTATCGACGACTTTATCATCGACTACAGCCGAGAGCGAATAGCCAAACTTACCAGGTTCTAGTATAGCTTGGAATCCTTCCAGTGTGACAGTATCTGTAACGTGTACATTCTTAGGCATCTTTAGCATCCTCCGCAGGTGCTAATTCTTTAGCCAAAGACTGTCTATACTCTCTTAACTCAGCTAACTTATCGTCAACTGCTTTAAGTCTTTTCAGTTTAGCTTCTCGCTCTGCTGCCTGTAATCTCTCTTCAGAGACAACAACAATAGTAGGTGGTGCAAAAAAGCTATCAAATAATGAATACATTTAGCAAAAAAAGTAAGTTGAATCTATAACCGATTCAGGTTTTAAGTCACCTATAATCGGTGGTTCTGTCTCTGCTCCTATCTGTTGAGCAAAGTCATTGAGATAATCATGCTCCGCAAAGAGGTGCATGTATGTCTCTCTTATTATAGCCGATAATTCATCCATGTCAACCGCTCGTGTGAGAACGCTGTCATGAATCAAGGCAATAGGCTTATCGAACCTATTAATACTTAAATGTAATAGTGAAGCATCAAGTGAGTGAATTAGATTAGGTGCAGTCGCAGCTCTATGTCTATTAATATCAGCCTCATCATTATCTGTGGCTATTTTTAAACGACACTCGCCTAGTAACTGTAATCTAATATCTTTCTTTTCTTTTTTCATGATACGTTGATTCACTACGAACCCAGATGGTGTAACCCATTCTATTTCAGTAGCTCCACGTTTCACAGCTTTAGATACTTCTGTTTCTATCCATTTCATAACTGACATAGGACCAGGGACAACATGTTCCATAGCGTCCCTGACCGCAGTTACAGTAGCTGTTAGATCTTCCTTGTCGATCTCAATTCCTTTTTCTAATAGGGCATCACGAATATATGACCTATTACTGTAAGGTTTAGCATTGTAGGGTATAGTCATAACTGTTCTTTTAACAGTTTTCCTGTCCATTACTTTCTGTATGTGTACAGGACAATTAGGCTTGGCTCTATCCGCTACAACCTTATATGCGTCTTGTGGTCTATCAGCAGGCAGCACATTGACGAGTTGTGCTGTGCTCCGATCTCGTGCGAGACCTGCGAGAATCTGAAGACCACTACATGTAGCATCAGTTGCTACACATAAACCAGTAGTAATACGGGTATGTTTAATACATACACTATAGTATTCCTCACATGCAGCCATGAATTGCCACGGCTCGTCCGCTGCCTCCCAGTCACCCAGATTATCTATCGGATCTGTAGCTACTCTGGTAATCAACGGAATGTTTTCATTCGTCCACTCTAACCTTTCAGTCATCGTGGCTTTATCTAAACCATATGTAGTGGCTACTTGAAATGCCAACCATTTCTTACCCTGATGTGTAATAATCTGCTCATCTGCAAAGCGAATAAGTGCCTTGCCAAAGTCAGTATCTTGAGGTGTAAGAAATGCAGGTATAGGATATGCCCTTCCCCTATAGTCGAATGACCATGGTATAAAGAATTTATCTCTATCCTTAAATCGGTTGACTGCTTCCATAGTCATCCTAGTTCTGCAGGATTTCTTAAACTCTGCAGCTCTTTTATTCATTACTTCAGCAGCAGCACGACGATAAGCTTGTTTAGATTCCTCGTTCTCTGCTATATCAACAGGTTTAGGTGGTAGATCGTAATGAACAATAGGTAGAAACTTACCAACTGCAATCCCTCTATTCTGGAGTGTCTCTGCGACCGCGATTGTGAAAGGATTTAATGTGTATGCAACCTTCTGAATTTTATTCAAAAAGGCTATCGGTGTTTCTCCTTGTATAGGGTGGCTGTTAACCCTACGCACTAAATCATGACCATGCATTACTTCATTTAGCATATACCCACCAGCAGATTCATTACTCCAATCTTTAGGCGGTATTAACATAGGCCAAGCTAAAGGTGCGAATAACTCAGCATTAGCCATCACCTCATCTTTGATGTCCATAAACTCAGGGGTAGGGACAACAAAGAAGGTAGTTTTACGTCCTTGCCTTATTCTTTGTTTCATAAACCATTGTGATGATTCCATGAGACATTCTAATAACCAAGCACCTAATTTAATTCTAATACTTTCTTGCCAAGTTGTCCATTGTTTAACATCATACCTATTCATTAATGTCCTTATTACAACGAACTTTTGGTGTGTGCCTATGGATTTATGCCAGTAGTTTTTCTTCAGTGTATTTAACAATCCAGGTGCATGAGTTTCATAATGCCTCATCTGGCATTCACATTCAATTGCACGTCCGATAGATTCACACACTTTAATTGCTTGATTAGATCCTTCTTTATATCCAAAGACTTTATCAAAAGTAATCTTACATGCTATAACAGCAGCAGATTCAGCATCCATATCTTTTAAATACTGATGCACTTCCTTAAAATATTGACCATTAGATCCTTTATGTATTCTAATGTTTGTATCTTCTATAGTAGTAATGAGTTTTGGAAGTAAAGTATGTATAGAAGATATACCATAAATAGTAGCTGAACCATAGTTTTGATTCTCTAATTTAATAGTTTGATCTCTTAACCTTTTTAAACCTTGTTTAATTGCATCACGTTCAAGTTTAACTTGCTCGTCTATCTGTTCTGCTGTGGGTTGCATGATCATGGAGTTCATCGTTTACTTGTGAGATCAATAACCTCCTTATTTCGTGGTAATGTGGATGATCTTCTGGAATAGCATTAACTGCATCCTCAAAATAATCATATATTTTAGATAAACTGTCCGTCGTCATAATCCTCCTCAATGTATGGGTTGTCAAAGTCTTCTTGATCATAGAAGTTTTCTGATGGTTTTATTGCGTCCTCGTTAGAGATAAGATACTCTTCTTCATGATCTTTAATCATATGTCTAGGTTTCAGTACATTAACTGCCTCATTATTACATATAGTATAGATCTTAGGATTATCATCATACTTCTTACCAGAAGTCCTTTCATCTATATATTTAACTGCAGCCTTGTAACTACAATACACCTTCTCGCTGATTACACCAGTTTTAATATCTTCCTCCCTAATAATACAATCTACTGATGATGGTAACATCCAACCGTTAACTTTCCAGTCGGTAAATTCTTTGTAAGTTATTGGTATAAAGAAACTGTCCGGCGATTGTGAATATGCTTTCCAATTATTAGGAAAGTATTTCTTTTTATTAGACATATTATTCTCCATATAGATCTGGTGATGAAGGTACAAAATGATGATCATCTAATGGTATAATATCAGATATTCTAGT